TTTATAAGAAGACTTCTTGAGCCGTCATCTATAAATGATGCGACTAGAATTGAAAACCAACTTCCTCGTCTAAGTTACATAATGACCAATGTGGCACCCGATGCTTCTCGTAGAAGAAGTAAGTTTAATACATTGGAAGGTGGAACATTAAATCTTGATACAAATCAATGTGAACCAACAAATCAGACTATAGATGAAGTAATTCCTGTTAATGTTGGTTTTAATCTGTTCATCTATACAAGACATATAGATGATACTTTACAAATTGTCGAACAAATTTTACCATACTTTAGCCCAGACCACATTATTCAAATTGATATGAATGCTGTTCAGCAAGGTGTTCGTATTCCCATAATCATGACATCTAACAATATTACAGAAAAATATGATGGTGATTTTGGAAATAGAAGAATAAATATTTCGTCAATCAGTTTTGTAGCTAAAGCATTTATATATGGCCCAATAAAGGGAATAACCACAATTCAAAATACGGATTTGAATTTGGATTTGAAAGATAATAATTATTATGAATAAAAATTTATCTACATTTTTTAATTTACCACAAGAAAACGAAAATAAAATTACACAATCCAATATATCAGGCGGAACTTTTGATCTGAATAACTTTCAAAAAGATTATGAATTTGTTCAACAAAATTTTAAAGATCTGATCAATAATGGAAACATGGCTCTCGAAAGCGCATTAAAGGTTGCTACTGAATCTGATTCTCCAAGAGCCTTTGAAGTGGTTGCAATAATGCTTAAGACTATCGCTGACTTAAATAATAATGTATTAGATGTGCATAAGAAAGCAAAATCTACGACAGCCGACAATAAGACAACAATAAAACAAACGAACAATTCTGTATTTTTAGGTTCTACAAAAGATTTACAAAATCTTTTAAATAAAGAAAGAAGTACGGAAAAAGATGTTATTAATGCAGAGATTGTGACCGATGTCCCAAAATAATAATCAAGGTTATAGAAATAATCCAAAATTAAAGCCACCGGGCGTACAATTAAATTATACAGAAGAGCAGCTTAGGGAATATGTTAAGTGTGCTAACGATCCTGTATATTTTTGTAACAAATATATCAAAGTAAAGACACTTGATAAAGGTATCATGCCTTTTCAATTGTATGATTATCAACAAAAATTTGTAAAAGCAATACACGAAAATAGATTTACAATTTCTAAGTGGCCACGCCAATCAGGTAAATCTACATCCGTAATCGGTTATATTACGCATTATGTTACATTCAATCAATCTGTCAGTTGCGCAATACTTGCAAACAAATTAAAGACTGCAAAGGATGAATTGTTTGCAAAACTTCAGCTTGCATATGAGAACTTACCGCAATTCCTTCAACAGGGGGTCGTAGAATGGAATAAGACGAGCTTTAAGCTCGAAAACGGATCTAGAGTAATCTGCGATGCAACGTCATCCTCAGCCATTCGTGGTGGCTCTTTCAACTTATTGCTTCTTGACGAATACGCCTTCTTGCCTTCACACGTAGCCGAAGAATTTTATTCTTCAACGTATCCTACAATTTCAGCAGGCACAACAACAAAACTTATCATCGTATCCACTCCAAATGGAATGAATCACTTCCATAAACTCTGGGTGGATGCTAATAGACCTGATGGCCACAAATTAAAAAACAAATTCATTCCAGTTGAAGTATCCTGGAGAGATGTGCCAATTACTCCTGGCGGGCCAAAAAGAGATGATGCTTGGGCTGAGGAACAGATTGCAAATACTAGTCCCGAACAATTTGAACAAGAATATGGTTGTAGTTTCTTGGGTTCATCCAATACATTGATTTCTTCAACAAAATTAAATGTATTGGCTTCTGAAGAAATTTTAAAAGAAGAGGCGGATGGAACAAGAATTTTTAAACAACCGGTAAAAGATGATATCTACTTTTTGATGGCTGATGTTTCTAGAGGTCAGGGTTCAGATTATTCTGCCATTTCAATCATAAATGGTTCAAAAGCTCCATATGAAGTTGTGTGTACATATAGAAACAATACCGTAAGCCCCTTTCACTTCCCAACCATAATCAAAGCTTTGGCAGAAAAATATAACAATGCATATGTTTTGGTAGAAACAAATGACATTGGTGGACAGGTTGCCACGATTCTATACAATGACCTTGAATATGAACATGTCCTCATGACGATGATTAAAGGAAGAAAAGGACAGATGTTGTCTCAAGGATTTGGTGGATCTAGGAGTGAATATGGCTTGAGAACAACAGCTCAAACAAAAAAATTGGGTTGTTCTATTTTAAAAAGATTGATCGAAGAAGACAAAATTTTATTGAATGATGAGCGCATTATTCAAGAATTGATGGCGTTTGTTTCCAAATCAAACACCTTTAAAGCAGATGATGGGCACAATGATGACCTTGTAATGACTCTGGTATTCTTTGCTTGGCTGTGCCGTCAAGAATATTTTGCCGATTTAATTGAATCAGCAAAGTTAAATTTTGAACAAGCAAAGGATCCGGAAGAAGATAATACCTTGTTTATGTTAAATCCAAATAATGATGAGGACCATTATTCTGATGGTAATGCTGTATGGTATCCCGCATAAAATTATATAAATATTTCATAAATAGGGTAACATATGCCAATCAGCCTAAACTCATTCATTTCCCCATCAGTTTTTAATACCGAAACAGCAAGTACACCCTTATATGCGGGTTTATTGGCTGGTGGAACCTATAAAGCACCAGTATTTGATGGCAAAAGTGGATCATCATCAATTGATCCAGGAGGTTTGTTTGGATGGTTGATTTATTCTCGCAGCCAACTTGCCTCTCCTGTACGGGGATTTACTTACGACAAGTATATACAATATAACTCATACAATTCTCTACTAAATGATTTAAACCTATTGGCTGGAAAAACAGCGTTGATGGTAAATAAAAATACGGGTGCTACTTATACTCTATTTTCATATGATCCATCTATTCAAAGCCCCACTCCAAATGTAACCCCATCAACAATAGGGTATGATTTCTTATACGCTTTGAATTACCTTTCTTACGGTGGTGTTCTTGTTATTGCGGGCACATGTGGTGGATTTACAGATTATCAAACAAAAACTTCCAAATCATTGGATATTTTGATAGGCCAAACTGCAAATGCATCAACCGCCCAGTTTTTGGAAAAAAATGATTATATCTTTGGTGTTTTCCCAGCAATTGATGATGGGAATGGTTTGGGAGCAGGTTATACAGCACCAAATTTTGATCAATATTTCTCCGCTGCAAATGATGTTCAGTTTATTTCTGGTGCCACTGTAGCAGACAGAATATTCAATATTTCTGGAATAAGCACAAAAACACTTAATACAGATACATTACAGCCAGGAACAAATCTACAGTATTTTATATCTTGCGTTTCTGACATTGCAGGGGCATTCAATAGATCAAAAAATAAACAAGATCTTCCATATACTGTTGCTGGAATCAATTATTCCATACCATTGAACAATACGATCAATAATGTTGTAACTTGGACTGATGATACTACAAAAAATATATACAAAAAGAATAGAGTTAATTTTTATTCACAAATTCAAAATAATAACAACACCAAAACCTTTTTCTTGGCATCTGATTTGGTCGGAGCAACTGCATCAAGTGGAATAACATATTCATCAATCGAGAGAATTGGTCCTTCGTATCTTGCAAATCTAATAGAAAAGAATGTAAAGAGCATCTTGCTCAAGTACCTCTATAGTGTAAACAATGCATCAACCAGAGCATCGGTTACAACAGAAACGAGTTTGTATATTCAAAGTTTGAATGAATACTTGGATAGCACTTATACAAGCGTAATCTGCAGCTCCGCAAATAATACAGATAACAGCACCGTTTTGACTGTAGATATAACAGTCAAACCTATTGTAACCGCAGAATCATATACATTCAGCCTAACTGTGCCAACATCATGATAACACATGGCAACAAATAATTACAACACAATCCAAACCTTTAAAGAAGCTTTTGGTGGTGGAACCAGAGCAAATAGATTTGAAGTCGTATCTTCCAGTGGTTGGCCAACTGGTGTTGCTGCAGATTTTAACAATTCAAAAATTAAAATATTTGCTGCTTCGTTACCTCAAGCAGAATTGGGAACCATTTCAATTCCTTACAGAGGAAGAGTTCTTTATCTAGCCGGAGATAGATCATATGGGTCGTGGATTGTAAGTATTTACGATGACACTGGTTCAAACAATCTTTGGAAGGCTTTCAATAAATGGAAAGAATTATTGGATGGTCACACAAACCACTTAGTTTCAAATAATGACTATTCATATAAAACTTTGCAAACTATATGGACTGTCAATCAATTAGATTTAAATGGTGGCGTTTTAAGAACCATTGATTTAGTTAATTGCTGGCCAGAACAGATAAGTAATATTGATTTTGATATGGGAAAACCAGATTTTGCCGTGTTTAGCGTTAGTTTAAAATTTGATTACTTCAAAATATCAAAAGGAAAGTAATAAATGGCTAACAGTATTACAAATTTTAAAGAACGTTTTAATGGTGGTACGCGCCTAAACAGGTTCGTAGTAGAAGGAAATATACCCGGCAACGGTTCTTTCAGTAAATTTCATATAAGAGCAACACAGATTCCAATTCTATCAACTCCATCATTGGAATACAATTATTTTGGAAGAAAAAAGTTCTATCCTTCGGAAAAACAATATCCAGCCTGGAGCGTAATTGTTTTGGACGATATTACTGAAAATGGTAACATGTGGAAAAAATTTAGCAATTGGCACGATAAAATAAACAGCCACGATACAAATATTTCAACAATTCCAGGAGTTGGAAGTGATTATAAAGCATATGGGTGGAAAATAAAACACCTTTCGCTTAATGGAGAAAAGGATGAACCCTTAAAAACATTTACTTTACATGGTTGCTGGCCAAGAACTGTTGGATCTATCGGATTCAACATGGGAAATCCAAATGCCCTAAATCAATTTCCAGTGGTGTTTTTGTTCGATTGGATCGAAATAGACGATATAACTACAGCATAACTATATTAGGTAATATATGGAAATAGAAGCTTTTGGTTTTGAATTCGGCAAAAAGAAAACTGTAGACCAAGCAAAAACGCAGGCACTACAAAAGTTTTCAGCACCCGAAACATTTGATGGTACAGTAACCGTTGAAGCTGGTGGATATTTCAGCAGCGCAATCGATTATACTGCCAATCTTCGTGATGAAAATGGTTCTGTTGTTCAATACAGAAACATGGCAGTATATCCAGAAGTAGATAATGCTGTCGAAGAAATTGTGAATGCCGCTATTGTAAAAGGAACCGAAGGAATTCCTGTAAAGATGGATCTCCGTGATGTTCCGGTTTCAGAAGCAATAAAAACAAAGATCTACAGAGAATTTGATAAAATTGTATCTCTTCTGGATTTCAATAATCGTGGATATGAAATTTTTAGAAGATGGTATGTCGATTCAAAGTTGTTTTACAATATTGTAATCGATAAAGATAATCCACAAGAAGGTATCAAGGAAATAATTCCAATCGATCCTCTTAAGATTAAAAAAATCAGAAAAGTAAAGAAAGAACCACAGAAGGCATCTTTACAGCAGATTTCTATAATTAAAGAAATAGAAGAATACTTTCTTTATACAGACAATGATAAAGACTCTTATTTGATGACTTCACCAAGTGGCATCCACTTGTCTGTAGATAGCGTTGTTTATGTTCCATCTGGTCTGTTGGACATGAATACCAAGCGCGTACTTGGTTACCTGCATAAGGCTATCAGACCTTTGAATATGCTACGACAACTAGAAGATGCTCTTCTAGTTTACCGTGTAGCCCGTGCACCCGAGCGTAGAGTGTTCTACGTGGACGTAGGCCAATTGCCGAAGCAAAAGGCAGAACAATACATGCGGGACATGATGAGTCGTTTCCGCAACAGAATCGTATATAACCAATCCACTGGCGA